ACCTCAACGACGCTGAAATCCTCAACCGATTGAAGCCACGTGTCATAGTCGCGGCCCTCACGTTTTTGAGCGTTGAGCACGTGCCACGCCATAAACATCAAATCATCAATACCGATGCCACCTTGCAAATCGGATGCGCGGCGCTTGAATTTACGTTCCCACGCTGCAGCAGTTGCGATGGTCGTGGTGACCGTCTCGCTGACCGATTGTCCTGCCGGTGTCTTGAAAGACACCTGGATCGTTAATTTCATGGGGTCACTTTTTCAACGAGCGTGCCACCGGTGAGGGTGATTTCAACTTCGGAGAGTTCGCCGACCGAAGCGTTGAGCACATCGAGCGATTCGAAGTAGCAGCCGGTGACCTGGAATTCGGGGTTGGTTGCCGAAATTGCGGTGCCGTTGATTGCTTTGGTGGCCACGTAGCAGGTCGTGCCGACCAGGCTGGTCAGGTCGACGTAGGTGCCGGGCGTGGTGCTGTATTCCATCAGCAGGGTTGCCGTGATGGTGACGTTGGTGAGGCCGCCCACGTAGTTGCGGCTGGTGGCGCCGAAGCTGGAAGCATCGAGCGATTCACGCGACTTGGTGACCACCACGCTCTTGCACTGGTCGGTCAAATCTTTCGTCGAGGCCGAGGTGGCGCCGATGAAAAACGTTGGGGCTGAGAGGTAGGTGGTTGCAACGGCCATGTAGCGGATCTCCTGTGGTTGGCGGCCGCTGCAAGCCTTGTTGGCAGTCTAGTAGGTCTACGGTGCGACTTTGGTGCGTATTACGAGCTCGTAGGCCGGATAGTCGGCGCCGCCGTAACTAACGGTCGTTGGTCGGGCCGTGTTGAGACCGATTTGGGCTTCTCGAATCAAATCAGCCAGGTCAAGCAGCTGATCTAGTGTGCGGTTGTCGCCAGTTCCCATACCGACAATGACGACGCGGAATTCCATGTCAGCCACCACGTTTGTTGCCATCTGGATGCTTGGCGCCTCAACAATTGCGCATGGCACGTTGATGTTGCGCGGATCATTGAACACTTTTAGCCCGGTAATCGTGCCGAGCTTTGTTACGAGCTGGTCGTAACCTTCTTTGAACAGGGTGTCAGGCATCAGGCCACCTGCGGCTTACCGACTCCGAGCAAGCGAAGTATCTGACCGTAGTTGCCTGTGACCGGGCCGCCTGTGGCCAATGGGTCAAAGCTGGCAAAGGCTTCGGTGCTTCCGCGCTCGCGATAAAGGATGGCGGCGTATTGCACGGTGCCTAGTTTGGCTGCGCCATCGGGAACGGTGCTGGGCAAATCCCAATAGCCGGCTTCTTGGCGTCGGCGGTAGGCGAAAGCATTGGCAGCTGCCAAAGCCATGTTGGCCACGTCAAGATCTGCGCTGGGGTTCGTAAATGTAAAGCCCAGGTAATCCTCCAAATCGCCCAGAACAATCCAGGTGCATGTAACGGAATAAGCGAGGCTGCCGGAAGCGGCTTGGCGCTCGACATCGGCCGTGGTTAATTCGAATTGGATTTGATTGGGGATGATGCGCGATGTGTCGTACTCGTAGTCGCCTTCAGGGCTAACGCCGACGAAGTAATACTCCGGCAAAGCCGTGATGACATACGTGCCATTAAAACCAGTCAACCCGCTAATCGTGATGGATTGACCGACTTCAAATTCGGGGTTCTGCAGGACTTGAACTGTGGCGACGTTATCCACCACCTGTTTATGGGTGATGGTGTACGTCGCCACAGTCGCAGTCGCTTGGAGGAGGCGAACTACCTAGGTCAGCTTGCGGTGCGCTTGACGAACTTGGTTTCGTCAATCATCAGCGTCGCAAAGTAACCGCGGAAGGCGATGGTGCGTGACAGCGTCGACGGAACGTCGATGCTGATTGCACCCTTTTGCTGTTCGAAGATTTCGAAGCCGTCCGGGGCTCCGATGATCAGCGTGTTGCTTGCAAAGTTGCGGTCGACGACGACGGTGAGGCCGAAGGCGTTGCCTGCAGCGACGCCCGGGGCGACCTGGCCGAAGGCGTTGGTCGGGCCGGCTTGCGGGAACAGCGGCCTGTTGGCGGTGTCCACCAGCTTGCCGAGGTTGCTCCACATCGTCGGGTCGACGAACAGGTGCGTCGGAAGGTTGCCGTTTGAGCTTGAGAGGATTGTTGCCGAGGCGCCGTACACCCATTCAACCCACTTGTCGGGGGCTGAGAGGTTGGCGGCCGAGAGGACTCGCGTGACGGTCGCGCCGGCCACGAGGGCGTCGGCTGCGACGTCATCGGTCTGGTTGGCGTAAATGCGGCCCATGTCATCGAGCACCAAGGCGAGCACTGCCGGGTCAGTCCAATCGAGGTCTTGCTCGGAGATCGTGACGTATCCGCCGTAGGTGTCTTTGGTGACCTGGTTGTTGAACACAACGAAGGTGCCGGACTGCAACGCGGTGTTTTCGGTGGTCTGCTTGCCCATTGACGTGTGCGTGGTGACTTCGGGGCGGATGAACACTTTGCCGCCGCCTGGCATCGCCTTGACACCGATGGCGTCAACGACAGGACGCAACCCTCGGAAATTGTTGTACACAGGTTGCACAATCGGCGTCGGGAGGATGCCGGGTGTATCACTTGTGAGCACGTCGGGTGCTGCGGCTTTGATGTTGGCGATGAACTGTTGCGCCTCGGCGCCGCCTTTCAGAATCTTGCTGATGTATTCAGCAGCCGAAGGCAACTTGAATTCGCGCTTGGCTTCCGCCCAAACAGGTGCGGTCGGTGCAGCGGCCGGAACTTCGGCGACTGCTGCGGCGGTTTCGATCTTGTCGGTCATTGGTTGGAGCTCCGTTTCGTTGGAATTGCCTTCGGTCGCTGCAACCTCTGTAATCGTAGCACCGCGAAATGCCGGTGCCGTGACTAGCGACAACTCTACCCAGTCGCCAGCCGAAATCACCATGACGCCCTCATCGTTGAAGCTGTATTCGGTCGGATTGACACCGACCGACACCGAATCGACCGCGCCATCTTTGATCAGCTCAATCATGTCGTTGCCCTCTGACGTGGCGCTGATTCGAGCCGTGAACAGCATCCCTTTTTCGGTGTCCAGGCGGCTTGTGACGATGCCGACCGGCTGGGTGTCGTCGTGGTACTTCAACAGTTTGGGTTTCTTGCCTGATTCTTTGAGGCTGCCGCGCGTAAACATGACGCGGGTGCCATCCGAGACGGTGGCTTCGGTATTCCAGGGCACTGCGACGCCTGAGATTGTCCTGGGCGCCTGGCCTTCTTCGGCGACGATGAATGTGTCGGAGGCAGTCAGTTTGATCATTGGTCAATCGAATCCTCGGGTGCGGTGGTTGTGGGTTGCGCCGGAGTCGGTGCAGCGTTGTCCGACTCCGGCACATTTTGTGCTTCCTCCAGGTATGACTCTACGTCGAGGTAAATGTAACGGCCGCGTGGCGTCACGTTGTTCATGCTGAGTGTTTGCTCGATGCAGTCGATGTACGGTTTGGCGCCGAACAGGTACAAGTCTTGGCGCGCTTGCAATGCGTTCTGGTATGTCATGCCTGATCCGCTTGGTGCGCCGACAAGGTATGGCGGAATGTTTGCGATACGCGCCATTTCAAGCGCCTGATAGGTGCGTGCTTCGGTCAACTGAAGCTTGCTTGGATCCATGTACGACTCTTTCCACTCGACGTACTGGTTCAATGCGGCGATGGCGTTACTGTTGCGCGCGGCCGCAAACGCGGCGGCCATCTCGCTCAATTCCTCGGCGCTCAACGGCTCGCCTTCGGTTTGCTTCAACACACCGGCTGGCGTTTGGTTGCGCGCGAAACGCTCGGCGCTGGTATCAAGATTGATGTTGGTGCGAATCGCCCTGGCACCCATTGATAGCAGGCCTTGAATTGGGCTGATGAATTGCACCACGTCATTCGGGTTCAATTCCATGCCGTTGAACATGACCTGTTTGCTGGGGCCGAACCATTGTGGGCCGCCCTGGTCGCGTGTTTGCACGTTGCTGGCTGGAATCCACGTGAATGTGGCCGGGAAGCCGTTGCCGAATCGGCTGGTCACGACCCAAAATGCGCGGCCGTAGAAAATGAGGTCGTCGGTTGTCCACGACATGATGAAGTTGCGCGTGACGTTTGGATCGGGCTGATGGAACCAGGTGTCGTCTGGCAAATAGATTTCTTCGTAATCCTCGTCGGTTTCAGGGCTCCACACTTTTGAGTATTGGTGGATCTCCAAGCATCCAATCATCCCGCAAATGAGATCGCGTGCACGGCTAACGGTCGGAATTTGGATGGCCGCCAGGCGGTCGAAGCCTGTGGTGTAGGTCATAAAGTTGCCCACGAACGGGTCACCGGCAGCGCCAGCCGCACCGATCTGTGCCTTGGATTCGATTTGAGTGCCGCGTTTGAGCGAGAAGATAGCCATCGTGCAGTCAGTCTAGGCGCTCGATGCAATCACGGGTCGGTTGACCATCGGTCGCGGCTTGCCACACATACCGACAGCCCATACGAGGCACCGGGCTAACTCGATAGGGCCAGATGATTTGGTCGAGCTCAATGCAATGGCGCCAGGCGTTTTGACTGCGACCGCGCGACCTACGTGCTCAGCCAGCATCGTTTCGCCAGTGTGCGCAACGCGGCCTTCATTGATGAGCGAGCGAACCATTGATGTGTGCCGGCAAATCTCTTGGTAGCCGACCAGGACTCGCCGACGCTGTAGATCAGTCGGGCAATTCGTGTCAAGCGTCGGAGTGATGGCGACAGTCAGCCCAGGATTCGACGCGATCTGTTGACGGATGTTATCCCAAACCTGCGTCACGGTTTCGCACATAAATGCGACAGTCGCAGTCAGCATCCCAGCATTGTTGGCGTTGCAACGAACCGCCACGTACCGGCCATCGTCGACTGCCACCTCGACTGCGAGCACGCCACCAGGCAGCGGCGGCAGCTTGGTGGCGCAGCTTTCCCACTTGCCTGGCGCAAGCCACGAAAGCTCTGATTGCACCCATAGGTTTACGCTAGATCGGAGAAAGCCTGCGCGGTTGGGCGATTTGGCTTCCTGCTCGATGGTGCGGATGTCGAGCGTGTGGCCGAGCGCTGGGTTGGCGTATTCCCACGCGCCTGGGCTCATTGGGTCGGCGTCAGGTGGCGGTGAGTATTCCGCCAGGTAGATGCCGGTGGTTTTGTGCTCATCAATCGCGCGGATGCCTTGCTCACGCCAACGCATCATCGCAATGCTGTCCTCCGTGCCGGCCGTAGACCACATCGAGCACAGTGGGTTCGGTCGGGCACGTTGGGTTGGCAGCAAACCAATGTCAAGTGTCTCTGAATCAATGCCGAACACTTCGTCGGCAATGATTAGGTCAACAGACATACCGTGGCCGCTTGATGGTCTGGCTGCTTTGACGTGCCAGACGCTGTCGCCAATCTTGATGCTGTTACGGCCGTAAGCCCACGTCGCTTTGACATCAAATTTGGCTTCAAGGGTCGGCGCCAAATCCTGAAATAACGCAGTCGCTAGATCGAGCCGGTGCGCAGTCGACAGAATTGTTTGCGGCCCAGCCTCCAGGCTGTATTCCGTTAGCCACCATCCGAGCAACGCTTTGAGGGCGACGGTTTTGCCGTTCTGTCGCGCAACGCTGACAAGTGACAGAGGGTTGCACCATCGACCGTCTGCGTCAACGCTGAGCTGACCATCGAGAACGTGGCGCTGCCAGGGCATGAGCTCCACACCGAGAATCCTCCGAGCCCACTCTGCAACATTTGGCCCATACGAGCCGGCCGCATCCTGCACGATCGTTTCAATTCGCGGTTGGTCATGACCTTTCCCTTTCCGTTCAAGCGCTTTCCCTTTGGATAAAGAGAGAGA